TGGTCTTGTTGATCTGGATGAGATGCTTGACTACTACCTTCTGGAACTTGACGGCTGCCGACCTCTGTGCGAAGGACGATTTCCGATACAGCTGCACACGACGCATTGTGTCGGTCACGGTTTCTCCATAATCACGACAGGAACGACTATACCTCGAGATTCGAGATAAGGCAACACCAGGCTGGACATGATGGCCGAGCCCCCGAGTGCGGACCCAACGATCATGAGATTGTTGAGAGTTGTTCGCAGGATCCGCACTCGGAGGCGCATGGTTACCTCAGTCCGGGTCGATGACCCACATCTGGTTGCAGTGGACAGTCTTGCCGTAGAACGCCTTCTTCTCGACCCGCATGATCACGAAGTCGTGGCCCAGCGCAATGTCCCACAGAGCCGCCTTCAGCTTGGGGTACATCCACCGGTTCACCTTGACCGTCATGAGGCCGGACTTGTCCTCCATGTACAGCGTCATGCTGTCCTTGAGGTGCGGGTCCTTGACGGTCTTCGGGTCCAGCTCGTCGCCGGTCCGAGACCTGTGGTTCTCGTACAGGTCCTGGAGGTTGCGGGCTCGGACCGTCCCCATCACGACGTGCGAGCTCTTCTTGGCGTCATAGGGGATGTTGTCGGCCAGCGTGTCGGGGAGCGGTATGCGTCCCAGCTTGCCCGACTTGATCTCCGCCTCGATGGTGGCCGCGCCGTCCTTGAGCTTGTCCAGCTCGAAGGGGTCGTTCTTGGTGCAGAACTCCATGATCATTTCCATCTTGGCCGGGCCGATGCCACGGACCTTGATCAGGTCCTCCCAGGCAGTGAACCCTCCGATCTCCTCGCGCTGCTCGACGATGGCCTCGGCGTACTTCTCACCGATGCCCTTGATCTGGAGGAACCCGGCCTGTACGCCGTCCCTCTGCGGGGCGATCTCCCACGTCTCGGACGAACCCACCAGCTGAGGCGGGTACACCTTGTAGGAGCGCCCGTAGCGGTCGTCCGACATGTCTCGCATCAGCTGCACGTCGTTCATCTTCTTCGGGTCCGGCTTGGTCTTCCGGAGCTGGGCCGCGTAGAAGGCGAGCGGGTGGTGCTGCTTGAGCCACTGGCACCAGAAGGCCAGCATGGAGTAGGACACGCAGTGCGCCATGTTGAACGCGTAGGTGCCCGACGTGACGAGCTTCTTCCAGATCTTGTCGGCCAGCTCGTCCGAGATGTCCTGGGATCGGGAGCCCTCCAGGAACGTCTGGTACAGCTTGTTGAAGGCGGCCTCGCCCTTCTTCTGCGAGATCACCTTCCGGATCTCGGACGCGTGCACCCAGGGGAACTTGCCGACGTTGCGGCACAGCGCGAGGATCTGCTCCTGATAGATGATCTGGTATTGGCTGTAGTGCGTCAGCTCGTCAACGAGCGGATGGAGATGTTCCACCTTCTGACGACCGTGCTTGACGGCGATGTAGTCACCAGTCGAACCACTGTGAAGCGGACCGGGCCGAGAGAGCGCGTTGATGTCACAGAGTTCGAGGAAGGTCGTCGGGGCAACCTCCTGGCAGACCATTCGAGTTGTACGGCCTTCGAACTGGAAGATACCCACAACGTCTGCCCGCCGAAAAGCGTCAAGAGTCTTCTCGTCCTCCATTGAGATAGCATACAAGTCCTCCAGGGACATTCCGATAAGCTCAAGGGCAATTCGAATCATGCCCATCGTTTGCAGTCCGAGAGCGTCCAGCTTCAGCAGACCCAGGTACTCGCCGTCGTACTTGTCGACCGAGAGAACCTGGAGGGTCTTCTTCTCCTTGCCGACGTTGTCCCGGGCGTACGTGGCCACGTACTCGTGCAGCGGCTTCGCTCCCACAACCACACCGGCGGCGTGGACTCCGAAGCCCTTCAGATTCCCTTCGAGCTGGATCGCTCGGTTGAGTATCGGGTACCGATCGAAGACATCCTGCGCCTGAGGGAACTGAGCGATCGTGTCTTCCAGCGACGCATCGAACCGGCTGTCACCGCCGGAACGCTCGACGAGAACCTCCTTGACCTTGTCGGCCTCGAACTTGGGGATCTCATACACACGCGCCACATCGTCGATCGAGTTCTTGCCACGGTACCGGGTGTATGTACCGATGTTGCCTACGCGGTCTGCACCGTACCGCTTGATCATGTGCTGTCGGACGTAGTCCCGCTGGTCGTCGTCGAAGTCGAGGTCGACGTCGGGGAGGTCGTGCCGGTTCGGGTCGATGAACCGCTCGAACATCATCTGCGGGTACAGCATCGGGTCGATCTCCGTGATGCGGAGAAGGTAGCAGACCAGCGATGCAGCTGCGGAGCCTCGGGCCGGTCCCACGGGGATACCGGCGTCCTTGGTGGCTCGAACCGCATCGGACAGCATGAGGAAGTAGTCGACGAAGTCCTTGCTCACGATCAGGCCGAGCTCGTACTCGACCCGCTCAACATATGCCCGCTGCTTGTCCTTGGGCATCTTGTTGAACTTGCGATACTTCCAGCCGTCGTTGAGCCAGACGCGGATCATGTCGACGTTGGACATCCCCTCCTTGAACGAGGACTCCACCTCAAGCGGGTAGCGCACCCGGTCCATCGTCGGGAGCGTGACGTTGCAGCGGTCGAAGATCTCGCTGGTCGAGTCGATCGCCTGCTGCGCTCCGGACGCGCTCAGCCCCGTGCCACGGAGCCTGTCGAAGATGAACTTGTCCGAGGTCGGCAGCGTGAGGCGGATGTCGTACTCCCAACCAGCCTCTGCCGCTGCCACCGTGCCCGTGTTACGACCGGCGGCGTGCAGGATCTTCTGCATCTCGTTGTCGTCAGGGAACGGATAGTGGCAGTCGGACGTGGCGGCGAGCTTGAGCCCTGTCCGCTTGGCCTCCTGCTCCAGCCACGTGTTGATCTCGCCGGAGCGCTTCAGCTCGGGAAACTGCTGGGTCTCCAGGTAGTACCGGTCACCGAAGATCCGCTGGAAGCGCTGCATGACCTTGCGAGCCGCACGCTCGTCCCCGCGCTCGATCCACTTCCCTCCCAGCAGAGTTGAGGACAGCATCGAGTCCGCGCACCCCGACAGGCAGATGAGTCCCTCGTGGTGATCCAGGAGCATCTGCCCCGTGACGGTCGGCCACCTGTAGTAGCCCTCGGCCCAGGACCGCGTCACGATCTGGTTCAGGTTGTGCAGGCCGGTCTCATCCATCGCCAGGAGCGTGAGGTGCATCTTCCGGGACATTCCGGTCCTGGTGTTGCCCTTGGCATCCTTGTACTGCATCGTCCGCATGTCGGCCGGAGCGGTGTAGGCCTCCAGGCCGAACATCGGCTTGATCCCGTACTTCTGGCACGACAGCATGTGCTTGACGTGGGACGAGATGTTGCCGTGCTCCGTCAGAGCGAGCCCGCGCATCCCCAGGTCTGCCGCCCGCTTCGCATGCGTGTCAGGAGAGCCGTAGCCATCCATATACGAATACGTAGTGTGGTGGTGGAGGGAAACGTACTTCATGCAGGATTCTTCCTTACCCATCCGAACGGCTCTTCAAGTTCGCCTATCCTACGGCCCGTTGCGACCTCGTCAGCGACCCACTTCATATAGCGGTCGAGGTCGGACCGGCTGACTCGAAGAAGCCTTGACGCCGTGGCCGCGAGCGCGATCCGACGACCGCTGATGTATCGGTCTCGGCTTCCCGCGTTGATCTGGACGTCGGCCTGGAGGATCTCGCCTACCAACCAGACGACATCCCCTCTGCTAAGGCTGCCACTGGACATTCAGTTCCTTTCGAAGACGGAGGCCGCCCGTGACCCTCGCCACGGGCGGCCAGCGGGTTGGACTAGTAGCCCCGGATGATCCGCTCGAACCGGCTCAGCAGCGCGCGCTGCTGGTCGGACTTCTTGAAGATCTTGTCGAGGATGACCTTGGCCTCTCCCTTCAGGGCCTCGTCGGTGACGCCGTCCACGAGCTCTCCGAGACTGGCGAGCAGCGGGTCACGCTCGGCGGCCTCCTCCTCGCGGATCGCCTCGTCCATCTCATCCTCGTCCGGGTCCTGCGGGTGCACCGGGTCGTCGTCCCGCTTCGGCAGAAGCGAGTTGCCCTCGTTGTCGTGGCAAGTGCAGGCCTTGACGACGCTGATGTCGGTGACGCCGCCCCTGGCGACGAGGTAGTCGCCGTCCATCTCCAGCGATCCGCTGATGGTGAGCTTGTCGCCCACCTTGAGCGGGACGTGCTGCGCCTGGTCGGCCTCGCCGAACTCGGAGCTCGACATGCTGGCGAACGCGTCCGCGATCCTGTTCTGCAGCAGCTTGCCCCGGCTCATCAGCAGAGGCTCGTCGCGGTCGTTCGTCATGCCCGCGTCCCGGAGGCGCTGAGTGGCCTCCTCCAGGCTCAGAGACGGGTCGGAGCACCGGGCGGCCATCTCCTCCCGGGCGTCGTCCTCCATCTGCTTCGAGGCCCTCGCACGGACCATGTCACCGAAGGGCGGCGTCAGCCCGTACGACAGCTGATACGCCTTGCTCGCGTCGCCGCCCACCATGCGGAAGATCGCGTCGACGGCGGCGTCGTCCTCGCTGTAGGCATAGACCCGGTTCGCCTCCTCCTTCATGGCGCGCATGTGCAGCGTCAGGAACAGGTGGCCGATCAGGTCGCTGATGATCTCGTCCGTGCTCTCGAAGTCCAGCTCCTCGCCGTCCCACATGGCCCGCTTGAGCTTGATCATCTTGCGGTGGATGTCGGAGTACTGCCCGCGCTCGCCGAGCTCGAAGGCGGAGCCGCTGCCGTAGTCGGCGTTCTTCTTGGCGAACAGCCGGAGCCACTCCGGCATGTAGGTCCCGGCGATCGCCAGGAGCTCGGCGCTGTCGCCCTCGCCGGGGATGATCTCGACGCGGCCCGAGGTTCCGTTAGCGACTCGCATAGCTGGGTCCCATTTCCTTGTACTGGTCGATCTTGGCGAGGATGATGCAGCGGGCCATCACGAGGTCGGACGCGGTGAGCTGCGTCGGCCCCGGGACGAACTGCCGGTTGGCGTCGTTGAGACGCATGATGGTGGAGATGCCGAGCTGGTTGGCGACCTTGATCTGGGACAGGTCATCCTCCAGAGCGCAGATGACCCGCTCCTTGCCGACGCCCTTGACCAGGTCCCTGTACTTGTGCTCGCCGTACAGGATGCCGTCGACCTGAAGACCGTTGCGGCGGAGCCAGTGCTGGGTGTCGCCGTCGATGGTCGTCATCTGCAGGTACGGACGCGTCGTGCACGCCGTCACCATGACGCCACGGCGCCGGATGGCGATGGTCAGGTCACGAGCCGCCTCGAACACGGGCATGGACCGCTTCATGCCGCCCATGCGATAGGCGAGCTTGCACTTGCGGTACAGCGCCTTGCTCATGCCGAGCTGGGCCGCGAACGAGCCCTTGATCTCCGGATCCCACACGATCTCGCGGCCCGTCCACATCGTGGCGAACCGGCGGAAGTGCTCGTGGTAGTCGCCCAGGGTTCCGTCGAGGTCGAGCGCCACGACGGGCGCCTCGATGCCGGGTCGCTTCACTGGGTGTTCCCTCCGTGCTCGATGCGGTCCAGCAGGTTGTTGGTCTCGTCCCAGGCCTCGTGGGACAGGACGCCCTTCTTCCACTGGCCGTACCGGCCCATGCGGGTGACGGCGGGGAAGCAGTTGCAGTTCGTCGTGATGGGCTTGGTGACCTCCCACACACGGCTCATGGCCATGTCCGGCGCGGGCCTGTACATCGCGGGCCACTCGGTGTTCTGATACTCCTGGATCCTGGAGGACCGGTACCAGGGGATCTGCTCGTCACCCTGGCACAGCACCGTATTGTTGCGGATCTGGCCATGGGCGAACTCGGTCGCGTGAACCATGGCGTACTCGAAGTCGTGCTTCCGGGCGCACAGGTACGGCGCCGGGATCGTCGAGATCACCTGGTCCGGGCGGACGCGGCGCATCCGGTTCAGCAGGTGGTCCGGGCTCGCCTCGAACGGGTTGACCAGCTGCATGTACTGGTCCCACAGCCAGTTGTACGCCTCGCGGATGTCCCAGGCCGGGTGCTGGCCGACGAGCGACTCGGGGCTCACCTCGACCTCGGAGTCCGGGCCGTACACCTTGTTCCGGTACCCCGCCACGTCCCCGGCCAGCTGGTAGTTGATCGTGAACTCGGGCAGAGTGTTTGCGTCCGGGATGGGAGCGTGCAGGTACTGCGCCCCGTTCATCTTGGACTTACGCGGCTTGCTGGCGATGACAACGTCATGCCCGCGCTTGACTGCCGCGTGCGCTGCGATGAGTCCCGCCGGACCGCATCCCAGGATCAGGATCTTCACTAGAGCTCCTTGATGATTCGCTCGACTGCTTTCTGGTCGAGCTCGTGAACGATGGACTTGTACGGGGCGGGCTGATCGTCCCGATTGTCCAGTATATGCTGCGGGCACCCCTCGGTGAAGAAGTGGACCCCACCACAGACGGCCGCACGCTCGCAGATGCAGCGGCTGTCAGCGGTGACACAACAGATGAGCGCCATCAGTGGTCAATCCCGCACTCGGGGCACGCCTTGCGCTCGGTCAGCTTGCGGAGACCGGCTCGCATCCACCGGGCCGGGAAGCCCCACATCACGGCGTCCCACTCGGTGGCGTGCGTCTTGTTGTAGTTGATGATGTCGAGGATCTCGTCCTGGAGCCGACGGTCCTTGGCCATCCGCAACCGAATGCGAAGGTACTCCTCGACCTGCGGGCTGCTAGCCATCCAGATTCACCACCCTTGCCCTTACGTCGTCCGGGAGCCACAGGTCGTCCCGGCTCATGGCCTCTCGGTCTCGCTTGCTGACCATGAGGTGGTAACCCCCGGTCGTGGCGACGGGCCACAGCGTCGGCCAGAACCCGTCTTCCTCGTCCAACTCTACCCTGTGGAGATCGGATCTCCAAAATCCGCCCCGTGTCATGGCGGCGATGTGCGAGATGTGCACGTCCTCGTCGTCGTGCCACGGCGGCAGCTGGAACCTGTGCCCCTCCTCAGCGAGCTTCCTCCCTGGCGTCCCGAAGTCCGCGAAGAAGTCGGCGTCCAGCCCGCGCTTGTGGTTGGCCTCGATGCAGAGGATCGCGCCGTACGCGTGAAGGGCGAGCACATGGTTCTCCCACATCCGCCCTACGGCCGGGAGCTCTCCGCCGCGCCACAGCAACCGGCGCAGGGACAGGGTCGTCTGGATCGTCGCCAACAGAGCCTCGTCGCTGATGCGGTCGAGCCACATGCTCGGCAGCGTATCAAGCCACCATGTGACCTTCACTTGTACAACCTCGCAATCTCCTCGGGCGGGGTGCCCAGCTTGCACTCTACGATGTCGAGGATCTCGACACCCTGGTCTTCCATCTCGTCAGCCAGGTCGTTGGCGAGGTCCTCGGTGTAGCTGCACACCGTGGCACGAGGCTTCCCGTCGGCGTGGCGGTAAGCGACCTTGAACGACTTCATCGCTTGCGCATCTCCAGTTCAATGCAGTTGGACGACGTGGGCGTCATGCTGGGTGCCGAGGTACAGTAGATCTTGAGGACGTCGCCCTCGATGTGCACCTCGAATGCATTGTTCCATGTCGCCCGAGTCGTCACGAATCGGATCCGCGTGTCCTTGCCGAGGGCCTCATCCTCAATCGGATACTGCGCCTTGCGGAACGTGTTGCTGTCGCTGACGTCCTGCTCAAGCTCGGCCTGCTGCGTCCGGATGGTCGACCGCAGCGAGTTGATGTGGTCCTGGACCCACTTGGGCAGGCCCTTCTCACGAGGGTCGATCTTGTAGTAGTTGCCCATCAGGACATCCCCATCCCGAGGTCGAGGGCCACCCTCGCCTTCTCGATCGGCAGGCTCCTGAGCCAGTCGTTGAACTCGATGTGCTCCTTCCAGGTCTTCTTCTTGGTCGGGATCAGGATCGGCTCGCTCATGATGTCGGGCGCCTCCATGGTCCAACTTCCGCCGCAGCTCATCTGGTTGCACAAGTGCCTTCCGTCGCACTTGCCCTTCTCGATGGTGCAGATGCATCCAGATATCTTCACTCCGCAGATCTCCATGATCCACCTCCTTCAAGACCGCGCCCCTGCTCCGCCCTGGTGAGCAGGGGCGCGGCGTTCAAGGGACGGCTCAGAAGTTGGCCACGTGCCGCAGGAAGTTGTCGCGGTCGCCCTGCTTGACGTCCACCTTGCTGTCGGACACGCGGAGCGTCCAGTGCTCGGCGACGTCGGCGGTCGCGGGCTGTCGGGTGAGCACCGCCACGCCCATGGTGTTGCGGACGTTCAGGAGCGAGGGCTCGATGAACGCCACAGCGTCCTTGCTGTTGCCAGTGCAGTCGTACAGCGTGACCGTGATGTTCTTGGCACGCTTCATGGACGAGCCCGGCTTGAAGGCCGTGGCGGTGAGCACGACCTTGTTGTACCGGCGCGGGATGTCGCTCAGGCGGAGCCGGACAGTCTCGTCGTCGCCCTCGCCCTCGCCGGTCTGGTTGTCGCCGGAGTGGACGGCCGCACCGGGCGCGTCGCTGAAGGCGTCCAGCTCGTCCCAGCCGAGGTACTTCTTCGGCTCGCCGTTGGTGTAGAAGATCGCGATGCCGTCGAGGTCCGAGCCGACCTTCCGGTTCAGCCATCCGACGACGCCGCCCGCACCGGCCGTGGACTTGTCCCAGGCGAGGCCCATCTCGAGGACCTCGACTCCGGCGAGCGAGTTCTCTTCGCCGTCGAGGGCGAGCGGTGCGCCCAGCGCCTCGTAGTCGACCTGGACGGTCTGGGGCACGAACGCGGGCTTGGCGAGGTTAGCCATTGCTATCTCCTGATTGTGTGGGACAACGGGTAAGCACCCGATGCAGTCTCCGAGACGGGACTCGAACCCGCGACTTCCCTCCCTCTGCTGGATGCCAGGGAGATAGCTCTGCCGCTGAGCTACTCGGAGAAGCGCTACGCGCCGTTCTAAGGCCCGATCGGCCCGGGGTCGGTCCCTTTGCTCGGCGGACCGCCCCGGAGCCGCGAGAGGCCCCAAAGAATCGCTTCCCGGGGCCTCTCAGGTGGTTGTGCTACCCGCGAGGGTTAGAACGGCGGCTCGTCCTCGCCGCCCTCGGCCTCGACGATCTCGTCCTCGACGAGCTTCGCCAGCAGCTTCTTCTTGCCCGCCGGTCCCTTGTAGGGGGCCAGCTCCTCGGCGGTGTACTCGAACTCGACGGCGAGCTTCTTCAGCTCGACCAGGGACATGGCGGAGGCGTCCTCGTAGGAGACGACGTCGTCAGCGTCCTCGCCGTCGCCGTCCTCACCCGCGTCCTCCGGCTCGTCCTCTTCGTCGTCCTCGTCCTCCTCCGGCTCCTCTTCGGGCTCCGGCTCGGCGACGGGCTCGGCCTTGCGACGGCGGCTGACCGGGACGGGCGTCGGAGTCGGGTCCTCCTCGACCTCGTCCTCCTCTTCCTCCTCGTCGAAGTCCTCGTCCAGGTCCTCCTCGTCCTCGTCGTCCTCCGGCTCGTCGTCGACCGGGGCGGCGGACGCCTTCGGCTTCCAGCCGGGGATGATGTCGGCGGACTCGGCCTTCCAGGGGGCCTCCTCGCCCTCCGGCACGCCGTAGGTGTCGCGCTTCCGCTGGAAGGTCATGCCCGCCGTCGCACCGACCGGGTTGCGGGTGCCGACCTTGGTGATCTTGCCGCCGTCGTCGATGTCGTCGTGCGTGAGGTCGGCCGCGTTCTTGCCGCAGACCGCCTGCATGTACTGGGCCACGCGGGCCTGCTGGATCTCGTGCTCGCCCGGGACGACGTTGTGCCAGACGGTGAAGCCCTTGCACTCGCCGCCGGTGATCTCCCACATCGAGCGGATGTACGGGGTGCCCGGGTTCTTGGAGTTCTCGCCGGTCAGGCGGACGGCCGCCGACTTCTGGGTGACCGGGTAGATCACGCCGTTCTTCGGGATGGGGCCGTCATAGGGGGAGAACCCGGTGTCCGTGGAGACCTTGTCGCCAACGCCGAACTTCGTCTTCGCCATGCTGTTACTACTCTCTACTTGGCAGCGGTCGCCGGGCGGCGAACTGCAGTCTTCTTGGCGGCCGTGCGAGCGGCCGGAGCCTGGATGATGGCCTGCATCTGCGGGACGGTGATGTCGTCCTTGTACCGACCGAGCTTGTTGAACCGGTCCTTGCCACGGAGACCACCGGCGTGCGAGAAGTACATCCTGCGCACTTCCTTGCCGTTGACCTCCTTGGTCACGCCGTAGCCCGCGACGTTGAAGTGACCGAGGGCCTGCTGTGCGACCTCGCCCTTGCCGCCGTGGACGTACGGGAGCGTGTAGGTCTCGCCCTCGTCGTCTTCCAGGTGCATGGGGTGGGCGGTGAAGAGGCTGTTCATGGGCAGGTCGTTGAACATCATGATGAACTTGATGATCTGGATCTGCGCCTTCTGGTGCACGTCCATGGACGGAACGTCCGGGTCGCGCTTGCCGGGGTTGGCCTTGTACGAGGCCTCCAGGGCGGACCTCTGCAGGATCCGCTGGGCTCCGCCGACCGTGTCGACGATCACCCAGTCGTACTCCTCGTGTCCTTCGTCCCGCAGCCACTTGTAGGCCTCTTCGAGGTCCTTGGTGCTGCGGATGACCCACTCGTCGGCGTCCGAGCCGAGCGAGGAGGCGGACAGGGTTCCCTCCGGGTCGCAGACGAGGAACAGGCCTCGATCTGCAGTACCGGCGAACACCGTCTTGCCCCATCCCGCGTCGGCCACGATCACCGCGTGGATGTAAGCCTTCTTGCCCTTCACCGGCTTGATGGCGCTAGGCCGTGGCACTCGTCGTCTCCTTCATCGTGCCGATCCTCTCCTCGATCTCGTCGAGTCGCACGCGCATGAAGTCGTGGTCCTCCTGCGAGATGTGCTTGGCGCCGAGCGCCCGTCCGATCCTACGTCGGAGCCGGTTGCACTCCTCGACCCCCGCGTCCTTCACGCTTCTCATGCGCTCTTCCTGTTCTCTCGGTGATCCGCGTACGGGTCACGCTTGCGGTATACGGCCTCCTTGTACTCCTCCACATCAGCCCCCGCCTCGTGAAGCAGGCACATCTTGTAGAACTCGCAGCGCCACTTGCAGTCGCGGGTGGGCCGCTTGTACATCGGAAGGAGTCCGGAACGGAACGCCTCCATGTGAAGCGCTTCGTTCTGAATTCGTTCTTCCATAATCTTACGCTCTTCGGCCGACCTCCAGATTTCCTCTCGCAGGAAGTTCGCAGGAGGCTGGTTCTTGCTGACCGAACCGTTCTTGTTGAGTGCCTCGCCCTTTGCATTCCGTGGCCTGTCGTCGGCCAAGCCCTTTCGCATGAAGTTGTACATGATGCCCGAGATGGACTCACGCGGCCCGATGAGGCCCTGCTTGCGGAGGACTCGCGTCGCGACCATCCAGTATGAACCGGCCTGGTCGTCGAGCGGGAGATGCTGGGTGTCGATGCTCGCGGCGGTCTTGTGCTCCATGAGAAAGATCTCGCCGGTCCGCAGGTCCCTATAGACCCCGTCGAACGTGCCGACGTAGCGGACCAGAGCCTTCAACTTGTCGCCGGGCTTGCGGAGTTGGCGAGGGTCGGCGATGAGGAGGCGGAACGTCTGCTCCGTGGCGATGACGTCCCAGTGGTCATCCTCGCCGTAGTGCTCGACGTACCCCTCCATCATCGCCTCGCCCAGGGCCTTGGCGTCCATGTACTTGCGCTCATCCTCGTCGTACTCCATGGGGATGAAGCGCTGCTCATCGGCGCAGAAGTCCTCCCAGGTGTCAGCCGGGTGAGGTCCTCGTTCACGACCCTTGCGGTACCACTCCGCCAGAGCGATGTGGATACCCTGGCCGAACCAGAGCGGGTTCGAGTCCCGCTTTGCGGCCAGTCCCTCGTTGTTGCCCCACTGCCACTTCTGGGGGCACTCCTTGAAGCTCCCCCGCTCGGAGGTGCGGAGCATCTGGACCATTACAGCTTCAGCTCCTCGTTGGCGAAGAACGGGATGATCTGGCTGTAGCTCACCAGGGAGCCCTCGTGCGACTGACTCCAGCCGAGCTGAGGACCGGTCGACCAGGTGCCCTTGAGCATCGGGTCGTGGACCTCGGCCTTGTGCCGGGTCGTGAAGGCGCCACGGAAGATCGGGGCACCCTCAGCGGGTCTGGTGACGAGGGCGAACAGCGGAAGTGACATGATGTGCTCCTGGTGCGCGAGGAGCCCCTGGCCGATTCAGCAGTGGGCCAGGGGCTCCTTGTTCTGTGTTGGTGGTACGGCGGACGTGCGACCTACAGGTCGTCGTCCTCGTCGAAGTCGTCCTCGACGACCGGCGCGGCGGGAGCGGCCTTGGCGCGACGGCGACGGGTGGACGGCTTGGGAGCCTCCTCCTCGACCGGCGCGGCAGGGGCAGCGGCACCGCGACGGCGACGCGAGGGCTTGGCGGGGGCGTCGTCCTCGTCGGCGGCGGGAGCAGCGGCCTTCGCAGCGGCGTCCGCCTCCTTCTTGGCCTTCGCGGCGGCGGCACGGGCGGCCTTGTCCTTCTCGGCCTGCTCGCGCTTCTCGGCACGCTCCTGGGCCTTCTGCGCCCGGGTCTCGACCGCCTTCTCCGCGTCCGCTCGGCGCTTCTCCAGGGCCGCCTGGTTCTCCGGCGACTTCTGGAACTCGATGCGCAGGGAGCAGGCGAGCTGGACCGTCTTCAGGTCGACCTCGTCCTCCTCCAGGCCGACGTGCTCGACGAGCCAGGCAGCGAACCGGCGGTGCAGCTCGGTGGGCTCCTTGTCGGCCAGATGTGCGAACTGCGGGCCGTCTTCGGTGTTCGTCATGAGGTTAATCTCCATCGTCGATTCGCTTACGAGTAGAACTATACTCCGAAAAGTCGAAGCGAGTTCCGCTCTTATTTGGTGTCCTTTTGGACATGGCACTGGCAGTAGCGGAGTCGAATTCCCTCTGCAGCTTTGAACCTGGCCAGGGCGTCTTTCTGTCCCAGTCGATAGCCCACCTTGCAGGCGATCGGGGGCAAGGTCATGATCGAGATGAGGACGAATGCATCGAGCGGACTCACTTGGTCTCCTTCAGCAATCGGATTGCAAACTCAACCCCTCGACGGCCGTCGAGAAGAATCTTCTGCACCTCGTCCTTGCCGATGTTGCTCGCGGCGATGCGCTCATCGATCGAGCCACGGGCGTACAGGTAGTGGATCATCACATTGTGGATACGGGACACGCGGTGGATGCGGCCCTCTACCTGCTCCTGATCGTCTGGGACGTAGGTCTCATCCATGAAGAACAGCTCGTCGCAGTGCTGGTCAAGGTCGATGGCGACACCGCCTGCCAGCGTGTTGATCAGCATGATCCGTGGCCCGCCCGGGGCCTGGAAGATCTCCTGCGCCTTGAGCCTCTGAGCCGGGGTGACCGCACCGGTGATGCGCATGGTGGGCACCTTGAGCTTCTCGAATTCGTCCGCCATCGCGTTGATCACCTTGGTGAACTGCGAGGCGATGACGTACTTCTTGCCGTCGTCGTACCGGCTCGATGCGGGGCCTACGATGCCGCGTTCCTCCAACAGCTCAAGCAATACGTTCCACTTGCAGCTCTTGGAGAGAACCGGTCCGCTGGTCCCCTGGTACGCCGTCGCGATCTGCTTGAGCATCGTGAGCTCGGCCAGCGCACCTGTGATCGTCATGTACTTCTTGCCGAACATGGCCTCGCCCGCTTCGCGCATCTCGTCATACTGACGCTGCTGCTCGGGGCTGGGGTCGCACCAGTGCTCGACGAGTTGGCGCGGCGGGAGGTCGGGGGCGACTTCCGCCTTGGTCCGGCGGAGCATCACGTAGTCCAGCGAGCGATACAGGGCCTCGCGCCTGTGCTCCGCGATGCCCCCGATCGTGTTGCCGAACTTGCCCTCCTTGACCTCCAAGTACTGCTGCGACCATGTCCACTTGGAGGTATACCGCTTGGGGTTGAGCCAGTGCAGCACGCCCCAGAAGTTCGCCGGGATGCCCTTGATGGGCGTCCCGCTCAGGGCCACCTTGAGCCCCTCGTCGCCGTCGGCGACATCCAGACGACACAGACCCTCGCCCACCTGGGTCTTGTTGTGCGTGCCCTTGATCCCGCTGAGGAACCGGTGCGCCTCATCGACGGTCACCGACGTCCAGCGGAAGTCGAACAGGCCGGGGAACTTGGTCTCCCAGGGGCGAGGCTGCGTCTTGTGCTGGTCGTCTCGGTGGTCGATGTCCTGCTGAGGCTCAGTGAAGTCCTCCTCAAACATCTTGCACTTGGGGCACCAGCGCCCCATCTTGATCCGAGCGGTCTCGGGATTGATGATGAGGAACCGAGGACCGTCCGCAGCCTTGGCAGCCTCGATGGCTGCAGCCTTCTGCTTGGGCGAGCCATGCGCCGTGAACACCTGGAAGTCAGTCCACTTGCGAACCTCCTTCTCCCAGGTGATGCGGATGGCCGTGGCCGGACATGCCACGAGATGCGCACCGTCCTCGATTCCTCGCTCGACGATCCCACCCAGAGTCTGGATAGTCTTGCCGAGCCCCGGCTCGTCGGCGAGCAGGACCCCTCCGTCAGGCTGACGCGCCATGAAGGCCGCGCCCACCCGTTGATATGTCCTGCTCGACATCGCACCGGCGATCTTGGGGAGGATGTCGGCCACCCGGTCGAGCTCGGTGTCCGAGAGCTGGCCGAGGGCCCGCATCTCCTGCTCCTGCCGAGTCGCCTTCCAGGCCCACTTGGTGAGCCGGGGACGAACGATGAGCATGTCCGTGAACACGACGCGCAGGAGCCGACACGTCTGCAGCGAGAGCGGATAGGACCAGGTCCCCCGCGTCTTGCTCCAGCTCGCACCCGGCACTGCCTGGCACATCTCGCTCACGCCCATGAAGTAGGGGCTGCGCAACTCGATGCGCTCCCCATCCTCGGACAAATCGATCCTGACCATCGGACCCGACACTAGCTTCTCCAGACCACGTGTTCCTTGCTGAACCCCGAGTTGAGGATCTTAGCCCAACATCCCGTGCACGGCTCACGAGTTGTGTACAGCATCATGCCAGGCTCGTAGTAACCCCACGACTCCAGCATCTTGTCGATCGCGTTGGCCTCGGCGTGGATGGCGCAGCAGTCGTGGTAATCACCGCCACGGGGCTGTTCCTCCAGGCTCTTGAACCCTCGCGGACACCCGCCCTGGTCACAGTTGACCTGGCCGCTCGGCGGACCGTTGTAGCCGATCCAGACGTGGTAGTTGTCGAGGACGACAACCGCTCCGACCTGGCACCGGACACACGAGCTCCGAGTCGCCATCGCATCTGCAACCGCCAGCCAGACTTCGGTCCAGGGTCTACGGGAAGTCAATCTGGATCACCAGCCAGAAGTAGTAGGCGCTCGTGAAGATCGCGAGTGCACCGGGGACGGCGAACGACTGGTACTCATCGGGGCGGAGGAAGAACTTCCGCTGCACCCAGAGGGTCAGACTCGCCACGCCGATGCCGAGCAGCAGCTGGCCGAGGATGACGAGGATTCCGATGAGGCCGATGGAGCTCATTGTGTTGTGCTTCTCCCGCTAGTTCTTGGCGATGGGCGACGAGACCGGGGCAACCGGCTTGTCCGGCTTGTCGATCTCGACGGTCGTGGTGGTCTGGAGGAAGAGGACGAGACAGGCGCCGGTCACAACGCCTGCCACGAAGTTCTTCGCTCCGCCGGTGCGCAGCTTCTCGAGGTCACCCTTGGACATCGAGACGGACGATCTGGCCGGAAGGTCCTGCCACTTCATTTGGACTCCTTAGGGGAGGACGACCATGCGCGTCGCTCCCGTGATCGGGTCGACCTGCGAAGCCACTGCCTCGCCGATCTGGGGTTCCGGGGACTCCCCCGGCTCCGGGTGCGGCACCACGTTGAGCGTGTACTCCGAGCCCATCGGGATGCCGAGCCTGGCCGCCTCAGCGACCTGGACGAAGAAGACGCCACCGAGAACGAGGGCGGCTCCAGCGAACGTGTTGATCGCCGTGATGCAGATGTCTCGGAACAGTCCGTGCTTCATGTCGCTCCCCTCCTCGGGGTGTCTGGCAGGCGGACCCCGCCCCGGGCCGCTACGGGGTCGTAGGGCTGAGACGGGGACCGCCTGAGTACCTTGGCCCACCGGACCGGAGATCGGCCCTTAGGGATCATCCTACGGCGTTAGCCGTTCAGCTTGCCCCAGCAGATATCGCCAACACCCCGTTCCCGGGTGTGCTGTTGGGTGAGCGGGGACGAGCACACGCCGCACTGCCCGACCCTCTGGCCGAACAGAGCGAACGCGGCCTTGTGGTCGGCGGCGATCCTCTTGAGGATGCCGTCGTACCTGTAGATCCGCTGCTTGCGGAACTCGCCGGGCGCACCGATCAGGGCGTTGACCCAGCGCGGCGTTCCCTCAGCGAGGATCTTGCCCACCTGGTAGAACTTGACGTCGCCGTCGTCGGTCTCCAGGGCGTACTTGCCGGGCGGCACCTCGGGGAAGTCCCCGAAGGACACCGGCTCCAGCTTGGACTGCAGGAGCATCAGGCGGATGAACTCGGCGCACTGGCCAGCGTTCATCTCGTCGATCATCCTGTGGTAGTCACTCGCCTCCATGGCGACGTGGTCGGCCAGGCGAACCCGCTCACGAGTCAGGGCCTGCGCCAGGCCACGGCGCCGTTCGCTCGGCGGCATCTCCTTCCAGGAGGGGCGCTCGATGCACGCCTTGACCTCCTTGACCGAGGCGTGGATGCCTCGGCAGTGGGCGCATCGGATCCTGGCCATCAGCCCTCCAGGGCGGTGCGCGAGCCGTCGGTGATGTCGCCCGCACGCCGACCCAGATCCGCGCGCTTGCCCTCGGCGGAGCCCCGGTCGTACGCGCTCCAGTCCATCTTGGGCGCCTTGTACTTGGCCTTGGACTTCTTGCCGTCGTCCTTGCGCTGGGAGGCGTGCAGACCGTGGAGCATCTCCAGGTCCTCCATCGCCTTCTTGACGCGGTCCTTGCGGCCGACCAGGGCGAGCTCAGCGCCGGATCCTGCCGTGCTGCGGACCTCCTTGCCGACCTTCTCCAGGTCCCACAGGCGCGTCCGGATCTCGCTGACGAACCCGTCGGCGAACGACCGGCGGAACTTCTTCGGGTCGGCGATGGCCACGTACTCCAGGCCGTTGTCGCGGCAGTGACGCTTGGCCGCTCGGATCAGTCGGCCGCCGTCCTTCTTGCCCTGGCCGCGCCCGTCGACCTCCCAGGGGGTGATCGGCCAGGACTCGGCCAGCGAGCGAACCGGCGCGTTGTACCGCGCCTGCTCCATCATGTGGGCGATGGACTGCCACTTGATCCCGGCCTCGTGCAGGGTGTAGACGTTCTCGTCGTAGCCCTTGTTCGGGTCGGCCTTGGGGTCGACGCGCTGGAGGAGCTGGAGACGGATGGAGGCGTACATCATCTCCGCGTAGTCCAGGTCCTTCTCGTAGCCGACCATGTAGCCCTCGCCGGACCAGAAGCCCAGGAACTCGCAGCCGGTGTGGTTGGCCGTGGCGGAGATCAGGGAGAACAGCTGCTCCAGCAGCGGGCTGAAGCCCTCGGCGAAGGTGATGCGGCGGGTGTCCGGCTTGTCGTCGATGCCCTGGGCCATCTTGGCCTGGGCCAGCATCGCCTCGTCGATCTGGTACTTCTTCATGATGCGCTCGGCGGCCTCGCGGTACGTCTGGGCCTCAGCCTCGATGTCGGTCGCCTCGGCCTTGTTCAGCATCGCCTGGACGCGCGCCATCAGGTTGTTGTCAGTCACGGTTACTCCCTGGACTCCTCAGCATGGGTACCTTACCCACGGACACCGCTGGGTGCGGTGTTTCGTCCTGGTCGGGATGGATCAGTCGAGCACTACATTCAGCAGGACCGTGAACAGGATCCCTGCTGCGAACCCGGTGCCCACGACGACGAGGAGCAGAAGCCCGAAGGCTCTTGCGCAACCCTCGCCGTCCGGCTGCTGGAACTTCTCGCTCACTGGAGCGCGTCCCAGAGGGTGCGCGGCGCGTAGGAGCTGTACGGGCTGGAGCCGGACACGCCGTCCAGAGCGAGCCATACGGCGTTGCGTTCCAGGTCGGCCAGCGGACGCTCCTCGCAGTAGTCGGCGAGCTCCTCTCCGGAGATCGCGCCGACGACGACGTTCGTGAGCGGGTAGGACGGCTGCACGCCGCAGAGCACCTGGACCTCGGCGGGGTCGATCCCGCTCTCTTCCAGGTCAAGGGCGATGGCCGCGAGCTTGTCGAGCAGCTCACCAAGCTTCATGCTTCCTCCACGATCTCGTCAGCACCCGTGCCTTACGGGCGGACCGCCGTGACTGGCTGCCACGGGGTTTCGATCTGGCTGTGGATCAGGTACCGGTCAGGCCCTTGATTGCGCTCAGCAGCAGGACACCGGCGATGATGCCGACCATGCAGCAGAGCAGGAACTTGCCCATCACTTCCCTCCCACTGCTGCAGCGAAATTGTACAGGAGGATGAACAGAACGGCTCCGGCGAGGATCGCCTTGGGCCAGCTCATGGAAACTCCTACTGGTTGTTGGGGTCGGTGTCGTGCTGCTCGTGTACCAACGGCGGACCGGCGGGCTGCCCCTGGTTGCTGATGGGCAGGCTGATCATCGGCTGGACGCCCTGCTCGGGCAGGTCCCTGGGGCAGGCCTCGTCGCTCACAGCTCGGTCTCCACGAAGCCCGCACCGTCCAGGGCGGACTGTACCGGGTCATGCCCGAGGATCCAGCGCTGCGGCGGGTCGAGCCGGAGGATCCGGCCGTCGATGCGGATCTTCTCGTTCGTGAGGCGCTCCACCTCGAAGCAGAGCCACTCGATGTTGAGCCACGCCGGGACCGTCGCGCTGCTGTGCGTGAATATCGAGGAGACGGCCGCGTGCACGAACGGGTCGGTGGCCACATCGGCCAGGGCCGGACCCAGGCCCAGCTCCTCGTTGCGCGGGTTGGACCGCTTGTTGTCGAGGTACCAGGACATGTCGTCGTCCGCCATCGACTTGAGCCGCTGCACCTCGTGTGCGCGCTCCGTGGCCTCGGGGCCGGTGAACAGCGCCACGAGTTCGGCGTCGTCGCACCCCTCGGTCGCCTTGTACAGGAGGACGACCTTCTCTTGATCCATTTGTACTCCTTGAGAGCTCCTCAGCACCGGCTCTTACCGGCGGACACCCGAAGGTGTTTCGCTCTTGTGGACAGCGCCCCGGGAGGTTGGGGTGGTCGTCCTCCCCCGGGGCGCTGCCGTCTGTGGGTGTTACTTGACCGGCTCGGCGCCAACCGTCCGGCGGGAGCGACGGGCTCGGGGCTTGGGCGCCTCCTCGACCTTCGGCTCCTCAGCGGCCTGCTCGGTGACCTCCGCCTTGACCTCGACCTCGGCGGCGACGGGCGCCTCTTCGGTCTTGGCCTCGTCCTCGGCGGGCTTGTCCTCCGCCTTGGGCTCCTCGGTGGCCGGAGCCGCCTCGGTGACGACCGCGCTGCTCAGCTTGGCCAGCTCCTTCTCCAGAGCCGCCTTGCGCTTGGCGACACGCTCGGCCTCCTTGGCAGCCGCCGCGTCCTTCTTCGCCTTGAGGGCGGCCTGGTTGTCGTCGCTCGCCTGGAAGTCCATGCGGAAGGCGACGGCCAGCTGGACCGTCTTGAGGTCCGCCTCGACCCCGGTCTGCTCCAGGATCCACTTGGCGAAGCGCTCGTGCAGCTCCGTGGGGGCGGAGGCAGCGCGCTCGGCGAAGGACTTCTTCTTGCTGTTGTTGTCGGTCATGACTTGCTCCTTGGGACTCCTCAGCACCGGCGCTCTACCGGCGGACCATCGGGGCGGCCTTGCGACCGCCCCTAGGTTTCGTCCTGTCTATGTTGTCGTGCTTCTCACGCACCCGCCGGGACCTACCGGCTGCTTGTGCGAGGCGCGTCAGGCAGTCGATTACCTGAGCTTCGGGTTTTGTGGAGGACCCGTTCCTGTCTCCAAGGCTGCATTTGCTGCTACCGACCTCTTGCCTGGCCGCCCTACTCGGTGCTCGCGGTCTCCGGCTCGGAAGCTTCGTCTCAACCTCGTACTCGGCGCTGCGGCCGTTCCGGGGAGTCGCTTCCTGCCCTCTCGCTTACGAGTAGAACTATGCCCCATATCGGCGCCGGAGGCAACCCCTCGTCTACCTGCGCATTCATCACGTTTGCCCTGGTAGGAGGCTCGCGAAGTTTCTCCATCTTTTTTGGAGAAGTTTCAAATGCGCAGGTAGACCTGAGTGCGACGCGTCTACGGCGATTCACCGTGGGCCAGGGCGAATCGGGCGAAACACCCTAGAGAGGCAGGAGCTTCCACAGGTTGCCGTTGGGCGTGCGCACCACATCCTGGCCGTCGTTGGTCTTGCCGACCATCTCGATCAGCAGGGTGTCGGCCTTCCTCGGCGCCTCGGGAACGGGCACGACCTCGACCGCCTTGGCCTTGCGGGCCCCGGGGATGTTGCCGACCTCCCACGTGTTGCCACGATTGACGACCTTGATGTAGTTACCCAGGGACGTCTTCTCCAGGGTCCGACGCATGGCGTAGCGGACCTGCTCGCCGGTCAGGCCGGTTGCGGCCACGATCTCGGTTGCCGTCACCACCTCGTTCGCGCGGGTCTTCAGGTAGGCAATGACGTCGTTGGAGATGTTCTGTGCGGGCACTGTTACTCCTTGTTGATTGAGCTCCTCAGCACGGGCCATTACCCGTGGACACCGTGGCGGCTGTCGGGCCACCCCGGTGTTTCGCTCTCATCGCTCGTTGGTGTCGATCTGCACCGTCACGGGAACGTTGAACCTGGACGGGTGCGAGCCGTCGTTGTCGTCTTCCATCCAGGCCACGTCTGCGAGTTGCAGGAAGTCAACGAACCGGGCGGCCATCAGCATGTTGGGGAACGTGAAGCTCCTGATGCCGAGAGTGTTGAACCCCAGCTCGCCGTTGAACGCCGTCACGGAGTCCAGCATCCGCGAGATCTGACTCTCGTTCACGTCTCTCGTCCTCCTCGCTGTTGCGCTCCCGGTACATCCGGAAGGCTCGGCGCAGCGTACCCGGCAGGACGCCGTAGGAGCGCGCTAGGGCGGCCTGCGAGCCGTTGCCGGTCCCGGCGGCCAGCCACTCCGCGTAGAGCTCCTCTACGGGCTTAGGGAGCTTCACGTATCGGTGCGCGGTGCCTGTGATCCGGCGTACCCGCTTGCGCACCTGGGACTCGTTGCAGCCATACACGGCGGCCGTGCGGGTGTTGTCGTTCCCGCACAGCGCGCGCATGGCCATGAGTTCCGCATCCGACTCGGGCAGGATGCGAGCCGTCATGTCAGTGGTCCTTTCCGCCTGTCGTCCCGCTGCCGCCGTTGTCCTGTCCGTCGTTGGTCTTGCCGTGCTCGTCGCCGCCCATCAGTACGCCTCTCCGTACAGGTCGGTGGCGTCCGCGTCCGGCGGCTGCACCTGCTCGGTGGGCGTGTGGCCTCGGGTCTCCGCCTGCACGATCGACAGAGCCTCGTTGGGTCCGGCGGGCTCGTGGGTCACGTTGTGGCCACGGGGTACGTCAGGCATTGGTCTCCTCGCTGATGTCGAACTGGATGACGACGGGCTTGTCGAACGCGACCTGGCTCACGCCGTTCTCGTCGCTCCGGATCCGGGCGACCTTACGGAGCCCCGACAGGAGGATGTAGTCGGACGCGCACAGCAGGTCCTCGAACTCGACGTCCATCATGTAGCCATCGTCGCCCAGGATCTTGCCACCGAAGTGGACGCAGTTGCGCTCCACCGTCGCCTTGATGCTGGCACCGCTCATAGCTCTCCTTCTCGGGACTCCTCAGCACAGCCTCTTAGCTGCGGACCATCGGGCCCTTGGAGGGCCCTAGGTTTCGTCCTTACGGCCTTACGCGCCGAACTCAGCCCGGCGCATGACCGACTTGATGCCGTGGCTCTTGACGAGCTCCGTCGCCCGCTGGAAGCACGCCTCCTCGTCGAGCGGGTCGATGACCTCCAGGCGCTCCGTGTCGACCGTGGCCGGGTAGCGGAAGCCCTCCATGTTGTCGACCTTGAACACGCCCACCTTGCCGTAGCGGTTGAAGTCGGAGGGCTTGATCGCCTCGATGACGCCCTCGCACCCGACGTACCGGCCCTTGGTCGTCTTGGACTTGACGCGCTTCCCGTAGGAGGGCGTGCTCCACTCGCGGATGTACTGCTCGGTCAGGTTGGCGATCATGATCGCCTCAGCCGCCGCGATGACCTCGGGGGTTGCGTCGATGGCGCAGTGGTTGTGGTAGGTCCAGCCACGAGTCGTCGCGTACTGGACGACCTTGACCTTGCCCTCTTCCTTGTCGAGGACGATCGCCATGAAGTCGCTGTCGTCGTACATGTTGCGCTCGAAGGTGTCGATGACGCAGTCGACATAGGTGACCTCGTGGGCCTGCTCGACGTGCGCCTGGAACAGGCCGTTCTGCTCGCTGTACGAGTTGGGGTTGTAGCCCTCCGGCAGGTTGGGGTTGATGCACGTGATGATGGGCACGGGATCCTCCTGGGGACTCTTCAGCAGCGCCTCTGTAGCGCCGGACCGTCGCCCCGGTTGCCCGGGGCTAGGTTTCGTCCTGGTTACTTCTCCATGCTCTGGCCGATGAGGCACCAGGCGCACTCTTCGGAGAGCTCGGGGAACTCCCGCTTGATCTGCACGAAGAGCTTCTGCGCCTCCGCGTCCTTCTCCGCCCATGCCGGCATGCAGCCGGGCAGCGGGATGGGCTGGCCCAGCGAGAGGGCCATCGCGTCGAAGTCGGCCGCCAGCATCAGCGTCGCGTCGTCGGCGGGCTTGTCGGTGATGACCTGGGCTACCGCGTACATGCTTCCTCCTGGAGCTCCTCAGCAGCGCCGTTCAGCGCCGGACGGCCGGAGCCCCGCTGGCTGCGGGGCCCGGACCGTTTCGCTCTACTGCTTCGGCGGGTTCGCGACCTCGACTACAGCCGCGTCCTCGCCCCACCCGGCCTGTGCGGCGGGCAGATCAGCCGGAAGCTGGATGACCTCGGCGTCGTTCCCGAGGTGCTGCTCGTTCTCGGCCATGTTCTCTCCTTGAGACTCTTCAGGACCGCCGTTCAGCGGCCGACCCTCGGGGCTTGTGCAGCCCCTCGGGTTTCGTCTTAGTTGGTTTCGCGAGGCGCCTTGCCCCGCGCTTCGGCGTTACCGCCTACCGGTTTTGTGGAGGTCCGGTGCCTGTCTAGAGTCAGCGGCCCTTGCGGGGCGCGATCGCAGCCGTCTCTCTTGGCTGTCCTACCGGGGCTCGCGGTCTTCGGGCGGATCCTCGACCGTCGGCTGGAGTCGCCGTCCCGGGAGTTCCTGTCCTGCCCTCTCGCTTACGAGTAGAACTTTACTCCATGTCGACAGAAACGCAAAACAGCTCCTACCTGGTCAAACGCGCGTTTGCCCTGGTAGGGGGCTTGCAAAGTTTCTTGAAGTTTTTTCCGGAAGTGCGAATGCCCTGGTAGGCGGCTTGCGGCCCTACGCGCTCGCGTAAGGGGCTAGGGAGCGCCCGATGGGCCAGGGGCCCGGACTGCCGGCATGCGGCCGTTACGCGGCCACGTAGCCCGGCGCACGACCCCGGAACGCAGGACAGCCCCGGCTGGTAGGCCGGGGCTGTCGGAGCGGGGCTGGTCAGTCGTTCAGGCGACCGGCGCAGGGCAGGGTGTTGTAGGCCATGTAGTTCTCCTTGACCGAGTCCTCGCCGAACTCCTCCGGGGAGTAGATGTGGGCGGTGATCTCGGTGTGGGAGTGAGCCATCAGGGTCTCCTTGGAGTAGCCCTGCTTGCGGGTCTTCTTCTTGAGGTCGGCGCACCCGAAGGCGTGGACCTCGGGCTCGCCCATCCCGCCGTAGACGAGGGTCAGCTTGACCGGGGTCGTGTCGATCTCCTGCTCGGCGACAGCGGCCTTGACCTCGGCCTCGTCGTCGCTGAGGGCCTGGTCGGCCTCGGAGTCGTACTCCTCGGTCGCCGCGACCTTGCCGGTCAGCTTGGCGAGCTCGGCCTCCAGCTTGGCCTTCTTGCGGGCCGCGCTGGCCTTCTTGGTGGCGGCTGCAGCGGCCTTCTTGGCGGCCAGGACGGCCTGGTTCTCGGGGGAGGCCTGGAAGTCCATCCGGAAGATCACGGCGAGCTGGACGGTCTTGAGGTCGGGCTTGATGCCGGTCTCGGCCTCGATCCACTCGGCGAAGTGGCGGTGGAGCTCGGTCGGCTCGACAGCTGCGCGCTCGGCGATGGTCTTCGCGGTGGCGGTGGTCTTGTTCATCGTGATCTCCTCGGTGGTGTTCCCTCTTGCTTACAGAGAGAACTCTACGCCAGTCCAGTCCAGTTGGCTACCTCCAACCGCGACTTTCTTCAAGATTCTTTTCCAGCACCCCGTGGCGCGGCCGCCCGGCGGGGAGTCCGGGCGGCTGGCCGGTTCAGTGGGTCTTGCAGATCCGGTACTCGCGGACCGTGGGCATCCCGTAGTAGACGGGGCGCGGGCTGCCGTCCTCGTTGGTGTACAGGATCGGCTCGGAGTGGATCACGGTCTCGCCGTAGGTGGTGCTGATCTTGCACAGGCCGCAGATTGCCGGCATGGCCGCGATCTCCAGGGCGATCTGCGCGTGCTGCTCGGGGCTCATCTCAGGTCCTCCTCGTTGTGTAACGGTACCGCTACGGGCCCCGGGCCGGTTGCCCGGAGCCCTGGCCTGACTAGGACTGCGCGAGGCCGGAGAGGGTGCCGTAGGCCC